TCGTAAATAGCTCATCAGACAGCCTTCGAGCATCTTTCACCTTTAATCCGTACGCATTGATGATTGTAGTTAATACGTCCGTAGCTGCGTATGCCGTGGTTGAACCCCCGATAGCTAGTTTGTTAGCTTGGTGCAGGAGTTTTGTAGCATCAACCGCATCAAGAATACCGGAAGATATAGTCCAGTACAGAGCATTGGCTTGGTCTACCGGCCCTTCCCCGTAGGTCATTGCTAGCTTTTTTACTTCTTTGTTAAGCTCTGCAATGCTGGTACGACTAGTATCCGCAATGGTTTGAATCTCACGTAACGAATGCTGGAATTCAACTGCTGCTCTACCAAGATAACCTAACGACGCAATAACACCGATACCCGCAGCTATAGAAAGAAGCGAAGTCCTAATGCCGCCTAGAGCCTTTTCCATATCTCTCCGAGCTTGTGTTGCCGTATCTTTCATTGTTCCCAGCATAGACACAATACGTAAGGCGGGGCCGGTAAACGCATCCCGCAATCCAATAGCAATCCCGAGACTGAATGTTCTCGATTCCATATGTACACCCCCTCCCCGAGGTTGTATGTAAGACGGGTGTGCCGCAGACACACCCGCTAATTACTACTTGTCCAATGCTTTCTTATCTGCGTCGAGTTGCAGTTTATGTCTTTCAACAAACCATTGACGTAATGATGTTGGCATATCAAAAATATCTTTCCATGAGCCTAAGTAAGATTCAGAACGTAGTAAGAAGTAAGTATCTTCTCTTACACTCACTTCTCTGGGAAGAAAAAATTAACCTGCGACTCCACTGTACCTGTCATTTTCCTTCCGCATGATTCACAGCGCACTTCGATAGATGTGTCGTAGCCATAATCCGTATCTTTGAGTAGGTCGCGGAGCTTTTTACGCTCTCTGACGCTCATATCCTTGAGCCATTTGGATACGCCGTTGGGATGAATACCTTCTACTTCCTTTATTCTGCTTAGCATCCCTATTGTGATGATATCTTCCCCTGTATCCGCCGCCTTGGATACGCGCATTTCTCCGCGTCCATCCATATACCCAACTTTAACCAGCTTGCCATCAATGGTTGCCGTGAATATCTTCTCCGGGTCTTTATCTGGGGCCTCTTTTATAGGCAGTAACCCTAGGTCGTACTCTCCCCAGTATTCTCCATTACAGTTTTTGTTGGAACACTCAAGTTTGATGTCAACCATGTTACCATAGGACAATTTCCTTAACTCTATGAGAGCTGCAAGTCTATCCGGAGATTTTAGCGTAAGAACCATTTCCTCTGTTACTGGGCTGTCTCCATCGATGTCCAGGATGGTAGCTGCAAGAATCTGGTTGAGGGCTTTCCCCGAGCGCACCAGTTTTTCATTTGTTAGCAAGTCTTCTTCATGACCAGTCATCTCACGTAGTGTTATGGTAGTCCCGAGCGGCAGTGTAATAGTTTGTTTTTCCATAATGTCACACTCCAATTCGACTTCTGTACATATATTCCCATATCTACTATACAGGGTTTAGAAGTTCCCGTCTAAAATATGCATGAAAAAGCCAGCACATTTTTCAGTACTGGCTTTATGTGTGTGTTTTCTTAGACGATCTCAAAGTATTGATAGGAGATAGTCATGCTTTCGATAGTGTTGTCTGAAGACCCACCTTCCAACTCTCCAAAGTCTGCTTCCTTGATATATGAACCATAGAGCCGCCAGCGTTTAATTTCTGCGCCCTTTCTGTCATACTGAATGATGTCAATATCTTTCTGGTATTCGGAAACAAAGCCGCCTGTATGATTCACTGGGTCCATGCTAATGCACTTTTTAATCCAGTCAATAATATACATATCAACTTCTTCTTGAAATACGCCCTTTTCGATTGTGATGTCCGTGAATTTTACTCTTCCCGCAGCTTTCTGGGGGAAGATAGACCCCGCTTGGTTAAATTCAACCTCGTCGAACGTCATTTTTGGTAGCGGGCATTTTTGAAATGCCGCCACTTCCATGCCACCAATATCTAAGCCAAACTGCCACTTTTGATGCAAGCTCAGAGGCTTTAGGGGTGCAGTATCCATTATTTATCCCTCCTTATGCAGCGGTTCCGAATAGTTCTCTAAATGCAGCACCGCTAGGCGCGATTACGAACTCCATACCAATGAATTCCGCTGTTTTTGTTGGCTTAATGAAAATTCGTGCGAGTAATGTATTTGTATCAATGACTTCTGGTGTATTAAGGGTTTCATCGCACTGAATATAGAAGTCATATAACCCGCCTTTGTCCTTGATATTTTGCATAAACGGCCCCACCAGTCTCACAAGGGCATTCCAAGTTTGTATATTATTGGGCTGGAATGCCAGCTGGCGTACTGCACTGACTGTTGCTTTTTCGATGTGCAGCAACAACCGCCTGATGTTTACCCTATCAGTTGCGGATGCTTTTAATTGCAGGGTTTTTTGGCCCCAAATCACAATTCCGCCATCCGTGAAACTGGCAATTGGGTTGATGCCTTCTGGATAGAGGACATCTCGTTCCCCCTGAGACAACGACCGCTCTACCCCGACAACATTGCGTATTACGCCCCGGGTTAAACCTGCGGGAGCTGTCCAGACATAACCTACTTGGTCATTGTAGGCAAACTTACCTGCGACCGCACCAACGGGGGATATGGACTTAACCATGTTGGTTAATGGGTCCGTAATCTTTAACCACGGATAGTACATGGCTGCAAAGCTAGAATTGAAAGCAGGGTGCGTATAAGTGCCTGTCCCCTTACGGTACTCTGCCGCTGTAGCCGCCGAAAGATTAGGCGGAGTATCCAGAATTGCGAAGCAGTCATTTCGCTGAGTATCTACATAGGTGACAATGCCTGCTGCGACTGTTGGGGCGTAACTTCTATCCGCGACGATGAGCAAGTTTAGATGCTCAACAGCATCCAGCGCGTATAGGCCCGTTTTGTATTCCTGTTTCCCGACGTAGTCTGTGTCTGCCAATCCCGCTAGGCCATCATCCCCACCGGCTAGCGAGAATGTACCTGCGGCAGGTAGATTCTTCGGAGCAGTGGATGCGGAGTCAAGATTGCTGACAACTATGTACTTTGAAATACCGTTTATTTTTCTCTCAAAGTAGTCAACAGATGTCTCATCCATTACTAAGTCTTCAAATTTCTCTCTGCGAACGCCATTCAGCTTCACCTCTAGGTCAAATCCGTTTGTTACTCCGTCCGCATCACTGACTACGCAGGAAAGCCCACCTGTTGCAGCATTTCCCCAGATACCATGCGTAATTGCTTGTATTTTAATAGTGTTTTTCGGTGTAGTCTCTCTATCCTTGCAGCTATACAGGGCAGCTTTAGACGTGGGTTGCCCGTTAGCGTCGAAGTGTACGATTCTGTTGCCCCATAGAATTTTTCCACCATTATCAAAATATGCTTTGGCAAGGTATGCCCCTTGGTAGCCGGAGAGAAATCCACCAAATTCCTGCTTGAATTCAGGCCACGATGTGCATAGTTGTGGTCCAAAATGGCCTTTTTCAAACACACCGACTAGCGCAGTTGCCGAAGAGGACTTCGCGCTAACATAGGCGGAAAAGTCTGTTTCTTTAGGATACACTCCCGGTGAAAGATAAACCGACATATTTCTCTACCTCCTTTAAGAAATCCCAGAACGAATTTCTAAGATTCCACTTTTTTCTGCATTGTAAAGCTCAAAGCTTACATTTTTCTTTGGCAGTTTCACTGTTCCCCGAGGGGGGATGTATACGCTCTCCTCTCCGGGAATGTTATATATCCTGCCTTCCCAGAGAAGATTCTTTATTACAACCCAGTCCTCTTGGTTTTTCTGCGGCTTTTCTTTGATTATTTGTTGCACGAGAACCGGCTCGCCGGTTTCTGTAACCATATCAATTGGTTGTAGTAATTCTTTCTTAGCCACGTTATGGTTCACCCCCGTTAAGTCAGTGTTTGTTCTACCATAAATCATATCATCTGTTCCCATTTGTAGCCAGTCAATACTTGTTCGAACCACTGTTTTAATGTTGGTGTACTCTTCAAGGTCTAGCCATGCGTCGACTTTATATGTCAGCGCATGGCGGAATCTACGATACCCGGACGTAAACTCCGAGGTTAAATCCATCACGTCTACAAGCCGAAACGGAAAATCCATGCGTAAAATGGTATCTTCCGAATCTACGTATACCACGGAAATGTATGACCGGAATCCCATAGGCGGCATTTTCTTAAGAATGCCCTCCATAATTGCAATTACATGTTCTTGGTAGTCTGCCAGAAAATCAACCTGATAGTATATATTAAAC